TCCATCTTCTGCCTCTGTTAATGTAATTACCGGAGTATCGCCGAACACCAATGTAGATAATCTAACAACATATATTTTATTTCTGACATTTAGAGTAGTATCGGCTGCAAATACAATACGTGCTCCATCAAATACCGAATAACTATCGTTTTGTATGTCATTGGCTATTAATGATGCATTGCCACCTGCATTCACAACTTGTGACTCGGGCCATGCTACTGTTAATATAAATGTTGTGGTGCCAGTTATAGAAGTGATTTGACTATTTCTTGGTAACAAATTAGTGCTATCATTTATATATTGACCAACTTGAAATGTGCCGGTTACATATTCTGCGTCAATTTGAACATTGGTTGACACTTTTATTCCTGCTCCGGTGCCTGATCCAACTACTACACATATAACAATATTATTAAGACTATATGTTACACCTGTAGTACCAGCGACGGTATTCCAATTAGTATTACCTAACGTGCTTATTTTATAAGATTGTCCTACTATAAAAGATGTAACATTGACTGGAGTTACCGAGACCGTAGCGATAGTAGCATTATAACCGGTGTAGACCTCAACATCAGGGTAATAATTTTCTTGTCCAGCAACATCATTGAATGCATCAGTTGTTCTGAAATCAATAAAGTCTATTGGTGGTTTACCAATAACACCTGAATCAAACAAACGTAAATTAGGGTAAAATTCAATGATAGGACGATTGGCTTTATTTTCAGGAGTGGCATACAGAGTGACTAACTCTGGATTACTAGTATAAGTAGCGGTAGCATTAATTACATCAATATGAAACCATCTATTACTTCTTGACCATGGGTTTTTATCAATACTATTTCTAGCAATAGTAATATAATCTTGTAATACAGGAATATACAAATTAACATCAAAGTTTCCAATATCATATGGTGTTGTGTCAAACGGTATATATGTACCCTGAGTGAATGGTTCTGGAACTACAAAATCAGTTACTGGAATCAACTGTATAGCTGTACCCACACCCTCAACATAATATCTGATGTTTTCGTAACTTACAGGATATATTTCACCAGAGAATATTACTTTTAATCCATTAGTAAATATCACACCATTTGGAGATGTGTAAGTTGATTGACCTATAACATCAGTAAGTACATCAATACGATTAGTTGTATTGCTAGATATTAATCTAATTTGACCTACTTTATTACTTGAAGTGCCGTCTTGGTAATACAATGTATCTAGTAATGAACTTAAGTAAGGAATTAATGTAATTACATCACCTGTAGTTCTATAAAATGTTCTACCAATATACTCTGTACCAAAATTAGCAGTAATGTTTTCTTCAATAGGAATAGTATCTCCTGCAACTAATGTTATTGTAGGGTCTGTTATATCACCGGTATATGTAATAGTATAAAATGTTGTTTCATCCTCATCGTTATAAAACATTAAAGTAAGACCGTCAATTGAGGTAATACCATCTATTCCGTTTGTTAAGCTACTAAGTAACTCTCCTTCAACATCAGCATATAATAAAGTAGTTACTAAATCAACACGATTGTTGCCAGGAAATTGATATTCATCTTGTGCTGTTTTAAAAGGAACAGTAAATGTTACCACACCAACTTCAGCACCGTTATTGTCAACACCCAATATATCACGTGTTTGTACATTGGGTTGGGTAGGATCATATCCAGTAATACCCGGCATTCCTTGAATCCAAAATTCACTATCTTGATTAACATTAAATGTGTATGTACCACCACGTAATAATGTAATTGACGGGTTAGTAGCTCCCTGTGATTGTCCGACCGCAGTTACTAAATATCCGTTAGGAGTACTTGTAATAGTATAATCAGTAGCATTATAAACTGTTTCTGTGCTAACCGTTACGGCTTCGGGCCCTTCTGGAATCCAATAGTATTGATTAAAGTTAATAATCTTATCTAAGTCTGTAAAACTATCCCATGAATAAAACTCACTAGTGAACAATCTATTATTGTCACCTATTAATGCACCTTCTAATTCTAATCCATCAATTATACCTGGATAGCTGATAAAATCTTGTGCTGTGCTAGTATCTTTTTTAAGAAATACTACACCTGGATCAAGTTGATAATCTGTTCTAGTTTTTGTAGGCTCGGTTACATAATAATTTTTAGCATTAACACCATAACCAAATCTGCTACCAATATAACCCTGAATTCTTTTAGTATTTGGTTGGTCTACTATTTGATCTAGCGTTGCATTTAAAAATTGACTATTGGTAGTTGTTTTAAATATCTCTGGTAGAAAATTTAATGTTCTAATTCTTGTTGCCATTATTTCTCTCTATGATTATATATTACTTATCTTATTTGTAACTGTGCTGGTGTAAGTGCCGCAATAACAAGAACATCATTTGCCGTTGCTCCATTAGCAAATATTTCATACGGAGCTGATTTAATTTCATATAAATCTCCAAAACTCATTGTAGGATCATTTGGAACTAGTACCGCAGAACTAATCAAATCTCCTACTTGAGCATGTAAATACGCACTCAGTTCACTAAAGTAAAAAGTGTCTCCAAAATTCCAATTGTTTATATTAAAATATGTGTTCATGGCAGTTAGAACTGAACTACGTATTTCACTATCACTTGCATTTGTATTACTTGCTCTAATAACTTTAACAGTTGCTCTTAATTGAGCAGGAGCTTTAGCACCAAATAATGGTAAAAATATTACGCTATTTAAAATAATACTATCACTTAACATCTTATAATCATTTAATGATCCATAGGCCTGTGTTAATTCATTAATTGTAGGTTTGTCCGGTATCGGTACTGTATTGGTTATATCTTGTAACCAATTTTGATAAGCAGTATAGTAAGCCTGTGTTACTACATACAAATCAATAATGTTTGTAGTTGCCGGATCAATTCGAGTTGTGTTATTACTATTATGGCGATATTGGAATTGTAATCCTTGACGACCCGGTTTCATAATATATTGCGATTGTTCAGTTACAACATAAAATGGTGTATTAACTGTTTGATCTTGAATTGTTGTATAAAATAAATTATCGGTAAATGCATAGAACAATTGACCTTCTGGATACTCATACTTAACTATTTCAATTTGTGTTTTGGTTGAATAGATATATACAACATCAGTTGATGCTATTAATTGATAACGTGAAAGATTTACTGCATCTTGTAATAATACAAAGAATGTGTAAATACCTATATTAGTGTTACCATTAACATAACCTGTTACTTCTGTAAAGAAGTCTGGATTACTTACAATAGTTCTATCATTAACATCAATACTTGCCACTTCAACTTCAAAATCATTTACATATCCGTCACTTTCAACGGTCTGTCCAATAATACTTGAAGTGATTGGAGTTGCCAATGGATAGTTACTACTAGGTTGTGTGTTAGTTGCTAATACTTTAACAAAGTCTTGTAATATTTTTCCACTAAGTGGATCATATACTAATTTACCATTTTCAAACGTGAAACGGGTATCAGCTACACTACCAAAATAATATGCTAATGAACGATATGTTATACTATAACGATTGTTACCTAAACTTAATATGTTAACAAAATAATTACTAGCATTATATGCACCAATACTCCAGCGATCTTGTGCTATAGTTAAACTGTTATCAAATATTAAACTGAAACTTTGATTAAGTTCCATTCTAACAATACATTCTTGTATTACTATATTAGGCAATGAATTATCAAATGCAGGTAATATTGTAGATACGATTGCTCCTTGAGGCACATAACCATTTAATGTTATTGGACCTAATCCGTTACTAAATGCACCTTCACCATTATTATATCCGTCACCTACTACATTTAATACAGTAGTCCATATATATGTTTTATCTGATGGACTAGCAATGCCGGCTATTAACCGATTTGTGTCGCTGAAATAATATCCAGCTGGCGCAGTGAATTTCATCATTGCACCTTTAGTAGTGTATTTCATATTATAAGTAGAATATGTTCCTACTGGTATAGGAGTATTATCGCTACCATTAATGTTAAAGAAATAACCAGTTAAACTACTAGCATCGACTGTTTGTTCTTGCCAATATACTGTACCGTCACCCGATGCGGCGTTAACATTATATCTTGTGTAATCTTGTATATAATATTGTCTAGCACGATTGTCTGCTAATAATGCACCCAACGTGTCTGTTAAGAATGTAATAATATCGCCGGATGTATTGATAGTTAATAATATATTACCATCCGTATCACTTTGATACATACCACCGTCACTTGAGAATGAATTCGTGCTGGAGTATTTTCCGGTTGGATCTAACAGGTCTAAGTTTTTTGATACACCAACAGAACTACGGTTAATAGCTTTGCTTTTAATAATAGAACTGTATAATGTATATGGGAAATTGTTGTAATCTTCACCATTAACCATTCTATTCTGTGTGTAGTAGCGGGAAGGGGCACGTTGTTTAATGTTTGCTAATGTTTCTCTTGCCTGTGCGTTTGACACTGGTGTCTGTAATTCTAATCCTAATGTAAGTGTTTCTGTTCGTCCTACCCTACTAATGTAACTTATTGAAACTGATAGATTTTGCATCTCAGTTGGATTAATAGTATATGTCAATGCATTACCTGCACGTACATATGCTCTAAATGTTCCAACTGGGATCTCGGAAAATACTCCATCACCAAAAGTATAACTAACCTGATCGTTAAATCTAGAAGCCACTGAAAAAATTCTGCGGACACTATTTTCTGTTTGCAAATATGCATCTGCGTATACATTCTCTACTTGATTCCATAATGTTCTATTAACTGTAGAATTATTATCTGTACTTAATTGATATAACCAAGTATCTGTGTTATTAACTCCCTGAATGTCAGCAATATCAACTACTTGATTAGATATTTGTTGTGCTAAATTAAAATCAAAATTCTGTAAATTACCTTGTTTAAAATAAAAGAAGAAGCCTGTATTTGGACTACCGTACCCTAATTTGTCATTACGATAGGCCATATTCATTCTGCCACTTGGGGCAGGTGGAATTTCATATACATAATCTTCATCTAAAGTAGTTGAACTAACTAATTCAAAATTCATAGTTTGATTATCTACTACTGCAGTAAATGGAATTATTGGTAAATTGCCCGAAGGGATACTAATAGTATATTCGTCAGTTTTAATACCTGAAAGTTGAGCACTATTACCCGGACGACCAATACGTTGTGTATTAATTAATGTAGCATTGATGATTGTATTGTATTGTTCTAACCAATTGATATTTGCAGGGTCATTCCATAATACAGCTTGATTGCTTAAATTGAATCCATTTAAATCTGTGATATTTTCAGTAGTTTGAATACTTGTTACTTTAATATATCCTTGACCGGCTAAACTACGTTTAGCAGTATAGCTAACTAAATTTGCTAATTTAATAACACTATCTCTACGTTCAGCAGTATCAATAAAGTTTTCACGGGCATTCAAGTCACTACGGAAAGCTAGACCCTGACCCATAAACGCCATAACGTCCATTAACGCAATGAATTCACTTGATTCAATGTAATCATTAAAGGTTTCTGGATAATACACCCGTATATAATCTATGAAACTTTTACGTAATGTTTCATAATCGTAACTGCGAAAATCGGCTTCACGGAAGGTTTGATAAATTGCCTTCCAGTCGTTAACGCCGAATAGTGCTGATTGTCGTGAACTAGTTGCCATAGTGGTATTCTCTTTTAAGTATTTATCTTAAATGAAAACACTACTTTTGTAAGATTATTGAATTACCGCTGTATTAGTATTATTATTAAAGAAAACGCTAAGTGTTTCTGCGTTATTGAATGGAGCAACAGCCATTTCTACCTCAATTAATATACCGTTTTCTTGGGGATATGCGCTAACAGTATTAACTATCATTCTTGGATCTTGATTAGCAACTCGTCTAATTTCGGTCTCTAGTTGTTGTTGAACATCAAACGTATTTGGTTCAAATACAAAACTCCAAAGAGTAGTTCCGTATCCGGGATTTCCTACTTTCTGACCCTGTTGAATATTCAATGCGTTAATAAAATCTTGGATGACTAGTGATTCGTCAACTAG